TTTATTTACTTCTCTGCCAAAAGGAGTTTGTGGGTTTTGTTCGCCAATCTTTTGAAGAACTTCATTGAAGCCTTCATCTGGTCTACGCAACCCATCCACACCTGATACTATATTAGGAGCACCGATCACCTGTTTAAGATTTTTATTTGCTTTGAGGAAATCTTCCTTTTCAGCTATCTTAAGTTGGAGATCGAACTCCTCGTTAGTATCTTCGTCAATGAAAGTATAAGTTGGCATTACGAATTTGCAGGGTCGATTAGAAAGTCGTCGTAAGCCTGTTTTACAACATTCTTAGAAACGCCTTTGATCTTTCTTGCTTTGACTTCTAATAGAAGTTTAGCATCATCCGGATCTACTTCTTCAAGCATCTGAATAAAGATCTGCTCTTTTCTCATCTTGCTAATACCAGCACTCTTAGGTCCTTCTAAGAACACATACATCCTTCTCAACTCATTGTGTAATAAGCCTTGGTTATCCATGGACTTATCTAATGGTTTGTAAGGAGGGTTGCCTTCTGGAAGTGACCATACGATTCTGTTATCATACGTAAGCTCAAAGATACCTCGAAGTTCTCTACAATCATGCTTTTGCAATAATCGTATTTTCTCTCCGACGCTCTTTGCTTCTTTTACTTCATTTACTATTTCGCCTAATCCTATTATCATATTAAAACTCACTTATGTTTTCGACTAAGTTATTTAGCTTCCTTTTTACAAAGTAATTAAATAGTTTTTCTCTTCCTCCAGGATCTACAGAAAACTGTTCAAGAATTTCTTCTCTAAGATAGTCTGGTGTATATTGGAGATCGACCAGCTTTCTATTTCTGTGGAACCCTTCAGCCCATTCAAATTCGCCATTAATTTTATCCAAAGGAATACTATTAACGACATCTTTGATCTTTTGCATAGTAGTCTGTCTCATAGGTTTTTGTCTACCACCTGAAACAAATACATCATCTTTACTAAGTGCATTAGGTACTCCATCACCTCTATCACCTTTTAAGATATGCTCTACTAAGTAATTCTCTGGATCTTTGTCAGAAACTTTTCTTTTTCTAACTGGATCCCATTGAGATACATTTGCAAACTTTTGTAATTGAATGAAGTCTTTATCTCCACTCAGTATTAAAATCTTTTCATCACCTTCAGCTAATAATTGTTTACCGAACTCATAACATAGAGTACCAATAGTATCATCAGCTTCTGCTCTTTCTACTTGAATATATTTGTATGGAAAGAACTCTTTTAACTCGTCTCTTATTACATTTAGAGTATTGAATATGTTTGGCCAATCAAAGTCTGACTCATCTCTTGCTTTCTTTCTATGAGCTTTGTAGTATGGGTATACATCTTTTCTCCAGTTATTAGTATCATCACAACAAATAACTAGCTCGCCATACTCTTCTACGAACTTCTTTCTATATCCTCTGATTGCATTTAGAACCATGTGACGAAGTAAGTCTTCTTTTACTTCAACACCTTTGTGCGACCCGATCTGAGCCATTAGGTTGCTTATCATTACCTGATTAAGGTCGACAAGTATCATAATCAATCTCCAATAATTTAGTACATTATACTTTATCTGGTATTAAGAGTCAACAGGCTTATTTGTAGTTTGACTCCAAGTAGTGTAGAAATTATCGGAGTCGTCTTTGTTTATTAGACTGTGTGTTACGGATTGTAACGGATGGTTAATACCACATGCTTTGTATAGACATGACTTTAAAGTTTCACAAACCATAAGCATGTCTCTGTCAAGGTCTTCTTTTTTAGAAAGATCAATTCCTCTTGCTTGTATCTCCTCAAATAGTTGATACGTAAGCTCGATAGAAGAGTTGAGACATAATTCCGCCTGATACTTTTTGACGTTTGCAAGTCGTTCTTGCTCGTTCTCAACAAACTTCTGTTTCCCATTCAATGGGAATTGAATTACATCACCCATGGAGTTATTTATCTTTCTTTTCTCTAGCTTTTCGCATTCTCTCAACAAAAGCTGCTTTCTGCTCTTCTGTCATTTGACGCTTCTTTCTTTTCTTTGTAGGTTTACTTTTACCTGTTACCATTATATGACCATGCTCATTAAACTCTAATGGTTTCATACCATAAGCTACACGTTCATCATTTTCTAACTCTGGTGTCCACTTACATCTATAGTCAGGATACCAAACACCAAATTCTCTTTTAGGCTTACCATTCTTAAAGTAAGCCATTGCTACGCACGCGCGTTCTACTTTCTTTTCCATATTGCCTCCGGCAAACATGCTACAGTATGCTCCGGACCTTAGATAACTCTCTAACTGTCCTGCATATGCATTCCACATTTCACGTCTAGCCAATGCTCCTTTGACTCCCGCCATGTGTGATCTATGTTCTGATGCTTTGTGTGCTTTTGCTTCTTTGATCCACTCTCTTACATTCTTCATACTGAAGTCGTGATCATCTGGTAATGCAACTACGCATGGAGAGTATTGTTTGTATTGTGGAGGGTTCTTTGCGAACCTTGCTTCACGTGCTTTAGCTAATCTATCTTCTTTATTCATAATCTAATTTATCTAATATCTCCATTTGGCGATAAGAACCTTTTGAATACTCACCCATAATATCGCCTAACTTAGAGTGATGTTCAATTGTGTTAACTCCAGGATAATAACATTGTGTTACTGGTGCTCTTTGCACTCCTTCTTTTCCACTGAATATCATATTAATGTCATTACCATATCCTAATTGATTCTGTTCAAACTTTGTTGGCCATAGAAATCTTTTTCTTCTTGGCACTTGATATCTTTCACATACCGATCTATGATATTGTGGATTCTTTTTATCCCAATGCTGAAAGTCATGTGCACCAGTATGTAGTTCAGCCATTGGTCCAGCATCAATATGCATACCTGGATTCTCTACATCTTTCCATTTGTCCATCATTACCTCAACGAACATAGGAGACATTGTTATACATTCAGCAGCAATTCCAGCTGACCACAAATCTGTAGTTGGTATAAGATCAATAAGCATATTAAGTTTATTAGAATCTCTTACATATGCATCATGTTCTAATATAATAACTCTCTCATGTGTATCCTTTATATGTTCCCACCAATGGAACATAGAAGTCAAGCATGCTTGTTCTGTTGGAGTTATAATATGAGGTTCATCTCTATACTTACCCATACTAGATTTTAAGTTGGGTGCCCATGGCATTCTTTTCCAACAGTCAGCTTCTTGCATTGTGTCGGGAGTATAACATTGCCACTTCTCAATTTCTACCTTCTCAACATCTTTCCAAGTCTCAATTGAGACGTCTGCATATGCTTGAGATTTTGGATTATTGAGATCACATATCATTATTGCGCGATAGTTTTCACTCATGGTTGCATTATCCTTTATCTTTAATTAAAAATCAACGTTGACTTTTTTTCGCATTTTTCGTAAAATAGCGTTGACTTTAAAATATATATACTTTATACTCGCCTTTGTCGGCGGGTGGGGACCAATGGATAGACTATTAGACGAATCACTCATCACATCTGACGTATGCATTCAGTGCGGCAGCTGTTGTAAGGTTTCTTCTGATATGCAGTTTGCAAATGACAAAGGAAAAGAGTGGATCAATGTTATATGGGATCGCGAGGGCGTCGAGATCAAATGGCATAATAAAACAAAGACAAAAGTAACTGGTGCACTTGGTGATAGTCATATAGAAGACTCTCATCCATACAAGATAGTTTCTCATTGTCCAAAATTAATTGTAGATGAGGAAGCAGGAACTAAGGTATGTGGTATCTATGAAAAGAGACCAGATGTTTGCAGAGACTATAATTGTTTTAGAGATGCTAATAACAGAAGACGTAGACCTCAGAACTGGGACCTCATAGCTGGGCTTATCAAAAAGGTTCATAATGTAGATGTCGAGTGGCCACTTCCTTTACAGAAGTCTAACTGGACAGAGAACTCAATAAAAGTTAAAGAAATTTAGTTTTTTTCAAATTACCCTGTTGACTTTAAATCAACCTTTTAGTATAATGGTGGCATATTTTGATAAAGGAGAAGAAATATGGCACATATGGTAGAAACAATGGCTTACGCAGGGGAACTTCCTTGGCATGGGCTTGGTACTAAAGTGAATGAGAATATCTCAGTTGATGATATGCTCAAAGAAGCTGGTTTAGATTGGAGAGTCGCAAAGATTCCT